CGCGGACGACGCCGAGAATTACGTGGGCTTCGTCGCCTACTGCCCCGATATGATCGACGGGCAGAAGAAGTGGACGGCCTTTTGCGTGTCGAAGGTGAAGTTCAGCAAACCCGACTCCAACTACCAGACCAAGGGCGAGAGCGTCACCTTCCAGACGCCGACCACGACGGGCGAGTTTGTGCCGGACGACACCGCCGGGCGCGTCATGCGCGAGGTCGCGGTGTGCGACACCGAGGCCGAGGCCCAGGCCTGGTGCGCGGCTGTGCTGCCGCTTAGCGCATGACGGACATCCGGCGAAAATCGCTGCCGTTCGAGCATAACGGCAAGACCTATATCCTGCGCTGCAATATGGCAGTTCTCGCCGACGTGCAGGCGGAGAACGGCGGGAGGCTCTCTCCCGCCCTCTCCGGTGAGCGCGGCATGAAAAACGCGCTGCAGTTTCTTGCGGCGATGATGAATGACTACGCCGACGAGCAGTGCTGGCCGGAACGGTACTCCTGGCGCGAGCTGGGCCGCGTCCTGCGGCCGAAGCAGGTCCCCTCCGCCCAGATCATCGGGCTGGTTTTTGATGCGCTGACGCCCCCGGAAACGGCCTCTGAGGGCACGCAGGAGGGCGAGGCGGGAAACTGACCGACCGGGCGGAGTCCGATTCCATCGACTTCGCCCGGCTTTTGTCTTTTTGGCTTTTTGACATGCACCAGCCGGAGCAGGATTTCTGGCGCAACATGAGCCCGCGGCGCTTTGTGGCGCTCGCGGACGCCCGCGTAAAGGCGCGGGAGCGTGTGTCCAAAACGGATACGCAGCAGCCGAGCCTTTATGCATACCTCACAGGCGGAGGTGGTTAAATGGCGAATACGCGCAAGGTCGGTCTCAAGATCGAGATCGACGGCGAGGCCGAATACAAAAAAGCTATAGCAAGCATCAACAAGGATAACCAGCTTCTGAACGCAGAGCTGCGGGCCCTTGCCGAAGAATACAAAAACAACAGCGACAGCATGGAGTATCTCACCCAAAAGGGGGAGAAACTGGAGTCCAAGCTTGTTGAGGCCGAAGCAAAGGTCACCCTGCTGAAGGACGCGCTGCGTAAGGCCACAGAGGAATACGGGGCCGCAGACGAGCGCACGACCGAGTGGGCAATCAAGCTGGCAAACGCCGAGACGGAGCTTGCGAAGGTCAACAATGCGATCGCTGACAACAACACAGCGCTGCTTGAAAACGCCGGCGCCCTGGAAAAGAACGAAAGCGCTGTCGGCGGGCTTGGAGATCAGGTCGATGAGCTCGGCGGGGCGCTCGGGATCCGCCTGCCGAGCATGGCGAAGGACGCGCTGAACAGCATGGAGGGCTTCTCGACCGCGACGGTGGCGAAGCTGGCCGCTGTCGCGGGCGGCGCCGCCGCCGTCATCAAAGTGACGCAGGAGCTTTTTGACCTCACCAAGCAGGCCGCGCTGGAAGCCGACGCGCTGCTCACGCGCTCGGCTCAGACGGGCCTGAGCATGGAACTTCTGCAGCAACTGGACTACGCGCAGCAGTTTCTGGATTTCGACGGGCTCGACAAAAGCCTGCAGCGCCTGACGCAGAGCATGGGCAACGCGACGAACGCCAGCACCAAGCAGGCCGAGGCGTTTCGCATGCTCGGCGTTTCGATTTACGATGAAAACGGGAATCTGCGTGACAACTACGACGTTTTCCTGGACGTGATCGACGCGCTGGGAAACGTGGAGAGTGAGACGCAGCGGGACATCATCGCAAACCAGCTCTTCGGCAAGAGCTACGCAGAGCTCAAGCCGCTGATTCAAGCCGGATCCGGCGCGCTGAAGGAACAAACCGACCGCGCGAAGGAAATGAACTACGTTCTTGGCGAAGAAGGCGTAAGGGCGCTTGGAAGATTCAACGATGCCGTGGATGAGAACCGGGCGGCGATCAAGGCAGCGAAGAACGATCTCGCGGCCGCGCTCGCGCCGATGTTCGAGACGTTCGTGGAACTCAGCACCGGCGCTGTCAACCTCACGCACGATCTTTTCAGCAACGATACTTTTCAGACGATTGCCGGCGCCGTGAGCGCGCCGCTCGGGGCGCTGATGAACGTGGCGGAGGGCCTCAAGATCTTCCAGAACTGGCGCGACGAGCAAAACGCCACAGCCGACGAAACCGAAGCCGCCGGCGAGCGCATGACCGCCGCCATCACGCCGATGCAGGAAGCTGTGCAGGCGCTGGCAGACAAGTACCAGGAAGCGCAGGAGAAGTACCGGGACATGCTCGACGGGCAGTTCGGGCTTTTTGAGGACGCAAGCGAGAGGCTTGGGTCCGGCGTCGACGAAACCGCGCAAAAGCTGGCAGAGTTCTGGGATAAGGCTTACGAGGCCGCAGAAAAGTCGATTCAGGGGCAGTTCGGGCTTTTTGACGAGGCCAGCACCGAGGTCACCAGAACTTCGGACGACATCATCAAAGCGCTGGAGAGTCAGATCACTTACTGGACGCAGTACGAGGACAACCTTGAGGCCGTTCTGAGCAGCGGCATCGCGGGAATTGAGGAGTTTGTCGCGGCGCATTCCGACGGCAGCGCGAAGTCTGTGGAGGCGATCGCGGTGCTGGCAGCCGCGACCGATGAGGAAAAAGAAAAGATCCTTGCCTCCTGGCAGGCTTTGCAGGAAAAGCAGGGCGAGGTCGCGGCAGGCTACGCCGACATGGCCACAGCCGGCGCGGAAAGCGCTGAGGAGCTCGCCGGAAGCACCGAGAGCTACGCCCAGCGAACCATCTCCGCGCTGGAGAGCCAGGCGCAGTACTGGGCGGAATATAACGCCGATTTTGACGCGCTCAAGGCCCGCAACATCGAGGGCATCGACGAGCTGGCCGAAAAGTTTATGGACGGCAGCGCCGAGAGCAAGGCCGCCCTCGCCGAGCTGCGCGGCGCCTCCGATGAGGAAATCGCGGCGATCATCGCCAAAATGCGCGAGGTGGACAGCGAGCGCAGCAGCCTTGCCGACACCTTCGCCGCGCTGGACGTGGATCTCAGCGGGCAGTTTGCCAAAATCAAAAGCGATTTCGCCGGAGCTATCCAGGACATCGAAGGGACGGCAGCCGCTGTTGATTTCACGCCGTTCAATACGGCGGTGGAGGCTTCCTTCAGCTTCCTGGCGGAGACCTCAAAAACCGGAAACGAGAACATGGCGGCGGCCTTCGAGGACGGCACCACAAAAAGCGCGGAGTCGCTTGAGACCTTCGAGACGGTGACCGCTGAGAAGATCGAGGCGATCATCGAAACGCTGGACACCACGGAGCAGGCCAAGGAAGACTTCACGACGCGCTTCCAGACGATGACCGAGGAGACGACCGAAGATCTGGATCAGATCGAGACGACCGCGGGAGAGTTCGTGGAGGAGTTCAACGGCATCATTGCGACGGTGGATTTCTCGCCGTTCACGGATTCCGTGGACAGCGCCTTCAGCTTCCTGGAGGAACGGGCCTGGAACAGCATCGACAACGTGCGCGCGTGGCTCGCGGAGCTCTCGGCGGAGATCGACGCCGTGGAGGCGCGGGCGGCCAGCGTGGACGTCGGCCACAACGCCGGCGGCACCGACAACTGGCGCGGCGGCCTCACGTACCTGGCCGAAAACGGGCCCGAGCTCGTGGATCTGCCGCAGGGCAGCCGCGTGCACACCGCGCAGGAGACGCGGCAGATCCTCGGCGGCGGCACCGACATGCGCGAGACCGAGGCGAAGCTCGACCGGGCCGTGGCCCTGCTGGGTCAGATCTCGACGGAGCTGTCAGGGCTCCGCGTGCGAGGGAGGATGGCGTAGGATGGCATACACTACAATTACAAAACAGCCGGATGCGTATTGCTACCAAAACGGCGATGTTATCACGGATTGGGATGAAAACGGCGTAAATTCCCGCGTTTTGTTATTCAGGAGTTCCAGTCTTAATAAATTTTGGGTCGCGTACCGCGTGAAGCTGCCTCTTGACGCAGATATCCATCTGACACGGCTCGAACTGTTGTTCGAGCCCATCAACAATGTCCAGGAGCAAGGCGTGACGAGCTTCCATTGCGAGGTCTACGACGGCGCCGGCGCGAGGCTCCGGGACACCACGCTGATTGACAGCGCGGATTTAACTCTTCTCGAGGACGTTTTCGGATACAAAACATTTCTTTTCCGCAACATGGGGGGATTTAATACCTCCGAGATCAGTTTCCGCATCGAGGCCAGCGGCTATGGTCGAAATGTCAGTTTTCCAACCGCCACTTTAACAGTTGTTTATACGCCGCCGACGCTTTCCATTACGCCGACGCCCAACCCCGTTTATGCTGAACAGTCCGTTAAACTCGCCTTCGCAAACCGCATCTCGCAGCCCTTAAACGTCACGCTGACGGCAAACGGTTCCACGCTTTTCGAGACTGCAGCAGACAGCGACGAGTTGACAATTTTGTGCCCGACAGCATGGCTTGACGCCGTCAGCCCGACGACCAACTCTTTGACCGTGACTGTGACGGCCACAGACGCTCTTGAGCGCTCGGCGACGGCTCAATTTGTGCTCAAGCGTCCTTTCCCAAGCAAAGCCTCCCCCATCGCGCCGCGCAGCGCGAGGCTGGAGGGCGCAAACCCGATCAACTTCGCCTGGAGCGTCGACGAGACCAACGGCTCGCAGACCGAGGCGCAGCTGCAGTGGTCGACCGACAACGCGATCTGGGAGACGCTCGCCACCGTCTCGGGCAGCGGCACGACCTGGACGGCGCCGCGCGTCAAGTTCCCGCCGGGGACGATCTACTGGCGCGTGCGCGTCAAGAATGAGTTCAACATCGTGGGCCCGTGGTCGAACGCCGTGAGCTTCACGGTCGCCTACGCCGCGACGGCGCATGTCGTGCCCGTGGACTCGCCGACCTCGGGCGTCATCAACGCGCAGGTCGACCGCGTCTACAGCGTGACGCTGGAGGCCAGCGGCGCGACCTACGAGCCCTTCACGATCGAGAGCGCGACGTTCTACTGGCGCTCGCGCAGCTCCGGCCCGTTCACGGCGCTTCCGATGGAGCTGAACGCCGACCGCGCAAGCGTCCTGATCGCGGCGGGCACCTTCGAGTCCGGAACGGTGCAGTGGTACGCCGAGGCGACCGACAACACCGGGCGGACGACGCTGACCGACACCTACACGCTCTCCACCCTGAGTGCCGAGGTGGAGGCGCTGCCGGTCTCGCCGATCGACACGGTGGAATCGGGTTCCAGCGTGATCGTGTTTCGGTGGGACTATGGCAGCATCGACGGAAGCCCGCAGAAGAGCGTTGACATCCAGATCAGCACCGACGGCGAGACCTGGGACGCGCTTGCCACCGTGACCGGCAGCGCCGCAAGAAGCTATGAGGCGGCGGCCTCGACCTTCGACGCGGGCCTCGTCTACTGGCGGATCCGGGCGACGAGCGAAAACAACGTCACCGGGCCGTGGTCGCGCACGGTCAGCTTTATCGCCTTCGCGGCGCCGCTGGTTCAGGGCGTCGCGGCAGACAGCAAGCCTTTTGTGACCGTGACCTGGCAGGTCAACGGGCAGCTCGCCTTTGAGATCGACATCGACGGGAAGATCTACGGCGACTACGGCGCAAACGTGAGATCTTACACCTGGCCGGAGCCGATGCAGACGGGGCTGCACAGCGTCAAGGTCCGCGCGCAAAACCAGTACGGGCTTTGGAGCGAGTGGGTGGGCGCGAATTTCTACACCTTTGATGTACAGCAGTCGATTTTGCTCTCCGGGACCGCTGACGAGTCGGTCCATCTCACGTGGAACGGCGGCGAGGCCAGCCTCCCGGTGATCACCGTGCAGCCGGTCGACATGTGGGCCACCGAGGGACTGCTGAGCTTTT